ACTCACGCCGTTCTGCTGCAATGCCTTGGTAAAACTGCCCGCTTCGGTGATCTGGTCCTCGGTCACAGCGCCGCTTGCAAGGGCCACCTGCTGGAGGGTGTAGCTGTAGGCATCCGCCTGATCCCCCAGTCTGCCCTGAAGCTGTGCCCATCCGCTGTTCAGTCCGTCTTTCAGCCGTTCGTTCAGCGCATCAATGGACGGCACAAAAATGTCGTACAGCCGGTTCGCCAGCTCCGTCCATGTGTCGGTGGCCTCTTCCTTGTTGCCAAAGATCGTCTCGAACACGCCCATCCATTTTGAACTGACAGCGTCTTTCGTTGAGTCGATGGCCTGTGCGAAGCTGGTGGCCTGCTGGGCGGCGAGAGCGGCGCGTTCTGCCAGCTCTCCGTACTGTCCTTTCAGCTGTTCCAGCGCCTCCGAGCTGGTCATGCCCGGGTTCTTCTGGGTCAGCTCATAGGCCGCCTCCATCATGGAAGCATACTTTGCGAAGGTCTTTTCCATGACCTCAGTGTTGGCCCACTTCTTCTGCAGGCTCGACTCAAAGCTGGCGATGGTCACTTCGCCTTCTTTGATGACACCCAGCTCCACTGCTGTGTCAATGAGCTCCTGCTTCAGGGCCTTGGTGGCCGTACCCATCAGGTTCAGGCTCTTCCAGTCCTGAAGCTGCAAATGTCCGGCGCTGTAGCTCTGGGTCAGGTTCCGGATGGTGCTCTGGAACGCAAAGCCCGTCTTGCCCGCGTCTGCGGTGGCGTTGGCAATGCCCATGATCATGGGGATCATCTTGTCGATGTTGCCGCCCGCAGCCGTCATCTGGGAAAGAGCGCTGGTCATCTCGCTGAAGCTGTAGCTGGTCTCGTCGGAGTACCACATCAGCTTGTTCAGGTAACCGTTCACCTGATCGATGCTCTTACCCGTGGCGTTCATGATGGTCTGAACGTTGGAGGTCTTTTCGGTGTACTTGTCCCAGCCGCTGGCCACCTGATCGATGGACAGGCTCTTGACCAGCTTCTCACCCGCGTCCACAAATTTGTTGGTGATGTTCACCAGTGCCGTGGTGGCCACGATGTTCAGGCTCGAGAACTTGGATTCCAGCCGGTCAAGGCTCGTCTGCATGGTGGCAAAGTCCACGTTCTCCGCGGCTGCGTCCAGCTTCTCAAAGCCCTTTTCCGCTCCCTTGAACTGGAGCTTTTCCATCAGCCGGTCAATGGTCGAGATGGTCTGTTTGGTATTTTTCTCAAAATTTGCGTTGTCAAACCGCATTTCAACAACGCGGCTGTCTACTTCCTGGCTCATTCTGTCCTCACCTCGCCCCATGCCCGTGCTGCGATCCGCTCAAAAATCGGCCGCATCGCAGGGTTGATATAATCCACGCCCTCTACGTATCCTCCGTTCCGTGTGCCGTGTCCGTATTGCAGGATCACCGCAATGGGCACACCGTCCACGATATTGGAGTTTCTCCATGTAATGGTGATGCTCTCTTTTCCCTTGGTCACCGTGTAGCTCCAGCTTGCCGCCGTCTTTCCCGTGTCTTTCGGGGTCGCCTTTGCAAGGGTCTCCACGCCCTCCTGTCCGTATCGGTCAAGCAGCTCATCCAGGTTCAGGTTCGAGCATCGCTTCAAAAATCTCCGGCTCTTCTTCCAGTCGCCCTTCTGGCGAAATACGATCACCTTCGGCATCTTACCCTCTCGTCTTCAGCCGGGCCTTTCTCTGCTCGTTCAGCATCCGCTGCTGGGCCATCCGGTCGCCCTTGCTCATCTTCTTCGCCGGTGCCCGGCTCTCCTGGCAGACCCGGATCAGGGTCAATAATCGGTTCAGATGCCACTTCTCGCACTCTTTCGGAATGCCAAAGCTGAACATCTGGCAGTACAGCACCTCGGCCGTGGTCTCGGTCCTGCTTTTCCGGGGCGGGCGCTTTGGCCGGGGCTTTCCTGCGGTCTTTCGTTCGTTTGGTCTCGGCTCCCCGCTGAACCATGTTGCGGTCATGGGAGCTTCCATATATTCGTTAATGGAACGGTACTGTTCCCGGGTCAGTCTGGCGTACACTTCGGGGTCTACCCCCTTGGTCACCGTCATGCAGCGGATGTAGTCCAGCCACTGCTCCACGGTCAGCTTGTCCAGATTGCTCAGGAACGGGATGTTCCAGTTGCTTTCCCAATGAGCCAGGGAGAGCAGTGAATGTTCCAGCTTCAGGATCACGGCAGGCGTGTAGACAAATTCCTCTGTCTTTTCGTTCCACCGCTGTTGTCCCGGTATCGTAAGCGTCATCATTTGCTTTCTCTCCCTGGTATGTGTTCATTGAGGTGCCCTTCTCAGAGCACGCTCCATTTTGAATGTTCTTCTAAACAGGCCTCAGCCCTTCGTTTCAGCCGGCAGGGCCTCCACGGCGCTTGCGGTTGCCACCATCAGGCCGGGCTGGGTACTCACAGGGGCGGCCTTCCGGGTCTCTGCCTTCATGTCCTCCGGCAGGATACCCTCAAAGAATGCGGCCGCCGCCTCGCCGTTGGAGGCCAGCTTGTAGTACAGGTCGCTGTATGCCTGGGTGGACATAAAGTCCGCCAGCACCGCATCGTTCTTGATGAACTTCCGGCCATCCGGGCTCAGCACACCGTAGCTCTTGCAGATGATCTGCTTGAACAGCTTGGCAAGCTCCAGCTGGCTCTGGGCGGCAGTGATGCGGTTGATCATCTGCAAAAGGCCGCCCTCGGTGGTCAGCACCATCTCCATGATCTCGGCACGGGTCAGATTGAAGTAGTAGTCTTCCGTCCGCTCAGTACCGCCAAAGTCCACGGTGGTCATCGTCTTTTTCAGCATTTTTCTTCTCCTTTATTGTGTTCATTGATTCTTGGCTCCCCTACCAGGGGTCTGCTCACAAAACTTGCCCGTACTGCCAAGGGCTCCCCTACTAGGGGAGCTGTCAGCGAAGCTGACTGAGAGGTTTAATCCGTTCTCCTTGGCGAGACCGAAGTGGTGAGAGGTTTCATCCGTCCCTTACACCTGAGCCTCGCTGTCGGTGATCAGCTTGATCAGCTCGTCGGGGGTGGGCAGGGTTGCCTCGGCAGCATCGGTGCCCCAGAGCTTGTCCTGAATGGCCTTCACGGTGGCAGGCTTCAGCTTGGAGCAGTCGATCTCCATGTGGCTGGTGGGGCGGTGGCCGGTCACGCTCACAGGGGAGGTGGTGCACTCCCAGCTGAAGGTGATGGCATCGGGGTTGTCGTTGATGGTGGCGTAGCTCTTCTCACTGGGGGAAGCGGTGCTGTTCCACGCAATGTGGATCTTCTGGCCCACCTCGTCGTCAACGTCGTTGCCCACGGTGGTCACCCAGCTGAAGCCAAAGCCCTGGCGCTTCTGCTGGCCGATGGAAACACCCGTTGCAACCTGTGCAGAACCGTCGCAGGGCTCCCACTCGGTGGGGTAGGTGTAGGCTTCGATGGTGTAGCCGTACTCCTCGGCAGAGCGCAGAGAAGCATACTTGATGTCATCGGCGTAGAGCTTGGTCTCCTCAGCGCCGGAGGGGCTCTCGGTCACGGCGGTCAGGCCATTCCAGGCCACGCCCTTGTCGTAAGCGCCGGTGTTGTTCATGGGATACAGGACACCCATCTTGGTGCCCATCTCGTAAAACTTTTCGCCGACAGCGTCCCAAATCAGTCTGGACATATAGTTCCTCCTTAGATGTAGATGGTAAAAACGGTGTGGTATAATCCGTCCGAAACAAAAGAGCGGTCGTAGGTGCATTTTGGCAACACACTTACGGCCGCTTTGATCTTGCTGTCAGGGTCTTTGTCCATCACGGTCACCGTGTAGAACGGATGCTGGATGTAGACCCTGTTGTTTGCATGGTTGTTCCGGATCTTGGTTTCGCTGTACACGATGCAGGGAAACTGGAGCTGGAATCCCGCTTTCGGCTGAAAATAGAGGTGGATCGACTTTCCGTTCTCCTTCAGCACTTCGCGCAGGAGCGTGTCAACCTTCAGCCGTGCTTCCATTCCAGAGCCCTCCCAAAGTCAGGATCAGGCGCGGGTATTGTACCTTCACGCCGGTCACCTGCCATTTCTGTCCCATGAACACCGCATACCGGAGATCGTAGAGATGGTCGTTCGCAAACGGGTCAGCCAGAATGCTCAACTGGTTTCCAACCGTGATGTCGGGGTTCACCTTGTCCCCCATCTGCATCTGCCGTCCAAACTCCAGCACGTCCCCGTAATAGGTGCGTTCCGTCATCTTCTCGGTAAATACGCTGGGGGCGGTCTCCTCCACCTTATCTGCAAATCCCAGCTTCCCGCAGTATCTCATCTCTTCTCACTCCATTTTGATTTGTTGCAGCTAACCTTGAAACCTGAAAAGATCAGGCCTCGTCCGCAGCCATGGTGCAGGTGGTGGCGGTGGTGCCGTCGGTCACGACCACACCGGCAGCCACCAGGGCCACAGGCAGGTAGGTCTTGTCGGCAGCCATCACGATCAGACGGCCCAGCTTAAAGGCCTTCTCCACGTCAGCCTTCTTGGCCTGAACCTTGTGGGCCTCGTCCTCGTACAGCTTCTTGTCGGTGTGCAGGTAGGCAACGTAGTTTGCCACGTGCAGGTCATAACCGGTCTCGTAGATGGTGTTCAGCATAGTTCTATCCTTTCTCTTTAAGCAGCCCACTCAACAGCCATGGCGCTGAACGGGATGGTCAGAGCGCCGGAGCAGCGGGTCTCGATCAGGTACTTCTGGGCGTTGAAGTCGATGTCGAAGTCATCGAACATGGAAACAGCGCCGCCCTTGTCTGCGCCCACGGTGTAGTCGGCCAGGTTCACGATCAGGCAGACCAGGTCACCGCCCTTGGCACCCTTGCGGCCCTCCATCTCGGGAATGGTCACAATGTTCTTCACACGCAGCGTGCGGGCCAGAGCAGCCTCGTCAGCATACAGCGGGCGGCCGATTCCGTCCTCCAGCAGGAGCATCTCGGCCAGAGCGTCCTCGGTGGTGAACAGGGTGGGGGTGCCGGAGCCGCGGTACTCCTTGCGGCTGCGCAGGATCTGCTTGATCAGGGCCTTGTACTTGTCCTCCACGGTGGTCAGGCCGGTGGTCTTGCACTGAACCTTGATGGTAAACAGGTCTGCGTCGTTGAACACAGGGCGGATGCAGTTCTCATCGATCTTGTCCTCAGAAGCAGCCAGACGGCCGTCGCCCAGCAGGTAAGCCAGAGCCAGCTCACGATTCAACTTCAGGCGCATCTCCTGCTTCAGCCATGCCACAACCTCAAAGCTGGTAATGTCGATCACGTCGTCGCGGTCCAGCTTCTGCTTCTTGTACACGGTGGTGGGGCTGGTGGAGCGGCGCAGCAGGCCAAAGACCTCTTCCTTCTTGAAGTTGCCCTTGAAGTAACCCTTGGCGCGGGCATCCTCCTCGGTCAGGTCAGCAAACATGCTCTTGAACCGGCTGAAGGGAATGTGGTGCACAGCGCCCATGACCACGCTCACCCAGTCGTCGGGCTTGTCGATGATGCGGGGCGTGGTGTCCACCAGGTGATCCTCAGGGAACAGCCAGTCGATGTTGTCGATGCTGTGGGCCAGCTCGTCACTGTCCATGCCGGCATCCTCAAAGGCAGCCTTCATGGTGCCGTGGCTCTTTGCGGTCTTGACCACGTTGTTGATTTCTTCGATGCTGTGCTTCAGCACAGTTGCGTTGGTATCCTTGTCGAAAACATTCTGCTTCACGGTATCGTCCTCCTCGCCGTCATAGTTGTTGCCGCCTTCCTTCTCTTCCAGGGCCAGGCCCACCAGAGCGTGGCAGCACTCTTTCTGCTCATCGGTCATGCTGTTGTAGACCTGTTCGAGCGTCTTGCCTTCGTTCTTTTCGTCCGCCATTTTGGCTTCCTCCTGTGTTGCTTCATCGTCGGTCACGGCATCGCCGCTGTCCGCACTGTGTGTAAGGTCTTCCAGCGGGTTGCCCTCGGGGTCCATGCCGTGGGTCAGGCTCAGGCCGTCCTCGTTATAAATAAAGGCCTCGCCGCCCTCGTAGTCCTCATCGGCGCTGTGCTTTACCACCTCGTCGATCAGGGCACCCGGGTTGCATCCGGCCAGCACCAGGCTCACTTCCCGGATAAAGCCGTGCTTCACGGTCCTGCCAACCTTCTTCAGGCCGTTGGCAAAAATGGAAAAGGCGCTCAGGTCGCCGCTCTCCACGCACTGTCTTGCGGTCTTGCCGGTGTCGGTGTCGTTGAATTTGGCATAGCAGTACACGCCGCCGGGCCGGTTCTCCAGCAGGCAGTGGCCGATCACATTGTCCACGTTGGCGTGGTCGTGGTTGTACACCATGGGCACAACCTTGCCGCTGCACTCCTTAAAGGCATCCTGCGCGATCACCAGCCCGTCATAGCACCGGACGTTCGCTTTCGTCGCCCAGCCGCTGCAATCGTAGTCAAAATTAACCATTTTGATTTGCAATACTCCTCTCTACGGCATCCCGCCCTGCCGTGATTGTTTTGTTCTGCGCCGCAATTTCCTCACTGCTCTGACTGATGTTTGCATTCCGCAGTTCATCTGCCTTAGGGTCCTTGCTGGGTTTCATGCCAATGGCCTGCCTGAACTCGTTGGAGGTCATGATCTCGTTGCGGGTAAACTTGTCGGCCATTTCGGCAACGGCGGAAACAGGGGTCAGCTTGAACGGGTCACGGAAGTACATTACGGATTCCCGGTTTGCCCGGTCGTCCTCGGTCAGGAACTTCCGCCGGATCTCGTCTACGGCAGCCGCCACAATGGGTTCGATGGTGCGGTTCTCGTAGTTGGTCATCACAGCATCGGAAGCAGTACCGTTCATGATCTCCGGGGTGATACCCAACTGGCTGTATGCCATGTTGGTCAGGTATTCCACGGTCTTCAGAAGGTTGTTTTCGAGGCTGCGGTTCAGCTGCGTGATATGCTCCGTGCCATCGGTGTAGGCAATGCCGTATTTGGAACCGGCGAGCTGCTGTTCGATCTGTGCCCGGCGCTCTTCGGCCTGTTTCTTCCGGGTCTCGCCCTTCACAACGTAAGGCAGCTGGATGATCAGGTCGAGTTTGCCGCTGCCCACCTGCTCGTCGATCACGTCCATCAGGTTCAGCTTCCGGATCAGGCGCTGCACCGTGCCGTTGGGCTCGTTCATCACGGCATAGAACGGGTTCTCCACCAGGGCCACCTGTGTCTTCGGCAGGGTGATTTCCTCTTTCCGTCCGGTCCGGTCGTTGTACACTTCCAGCCGCACGTCGTCCGGGTACCATTCCAGCACCCTTCCCACCCGCATAGATTCGATCCGGGTCTTACCGGTCTTCCCGTCGTAGTCCACGTCAATTGGCACCAGTGCAATGCATCCCTCGTCCAGCATGGAAAGGAACATGTCATATCGCAGTGCCCGACCCGTCTGGTCCTTGTTGCCAGAAAGGTTCAGGCAAGAATTAAGGCCCGAATCAACGGTTTCGTCGTAGCGTCCGTTTTCATCGAGCCTTACATGATTGATGGTAATTGCCGCAGCGTCCATTGCAATGCGGGTGTTTATGGCCGTCATGATCGTCCGGTCGTTGCTTCGGTTCAGCCTTACCCGGTCAGGCCGGTAGCTGTATCCTTCGCCGCTTCTTCCGGGGGGATCCCTGTTCAAAAACGCATTCCAGGCGTGTCTCAGTCTGGAGCCAAAGGTTTGTGATGCCATTTTGATTTCCTCCAGACCTTAACTGTCTTTCTTGTCGTCTTTCTTGTCATCGTCTTTCTTCTGCTGGTTTCCGCCAGCGCTTCCGCTCACAATGGCGTTCGCCAGTTCAGGGTTCTTGAGTTCCTTCGTGATGAACTGTTTTGCTGCGTAGCTCATAGCACCGGAAGCGGCCTTGGTCAAAAACTGCTGGGAAGCATTCGTCATTACGGTCTTCACAAAGCTCTGCCCGCTGTATACGTCCTTCCGCAGCTGCTTTACGTCCTTTTGGAGCTGGAGCCGTTCTTTCTCGGCTTTCAGTTCCTTGTTGGGGTCGTCTGCCCGGATGTTGGTCTGCCCCTGAAGATCCCGGTACTGCTTTTCCATTTGCAGCCGGCTGATCCGTGCCCGCAGCTCCTCGTCGGAGTAGTCCTCCGCATTTTTCCCGGTTCGCTTGGGTGCATACTCTGTCTTGGGCTCCTGCGCATCCTCACCGGCGTTCCCGTCCCCGGCATAGTGTTTCCTGCCTGCGGCCGTCAGGGTACCATCCTTGTTCTGGTATCGCCGCACGCCCCACTTCATACCCTTGATGCCCCAGTGGTATAGCTCGTCTTTGTATACCTGCATATTTATCTCGTCACCTCACTTTTTAGTCATCATAGACGTATTCGGTGCTCTCATGGAGCTTCCCATCGGGGCCTGTGGTCATAAACTCGTACTTGGCATACGTCCGCTTTTTCCGCAGGCTCGTCGGGTGCCCCAGAAGCCGCGCAACCGTTTGCAGGCCCTTCTGTACAGCGCGTTTCCGTCTCGTCGCGGCCATCTTCTTGTTGTAGCGCTTCTTTGCATCCTTCATCCGCTCCTTCTTTTCTTTCGGAGTTTCATTCAGGGCTTTCTCGTTCCGGTATTTATCGTCCCGGAGCTTCGCAGCGGTCTCTGCACTCACATATTTCTTACGCGTCTGCAATTTTCCATCCTTGTCGGTATACTGTTCCGTTGCAGTCCATGCAATTCGCCCGTTCGGGTGCTTCTCCATGCCGTACTCACCGGTCAGCTTTTTCTTACCACTCCGGATGTAGGCGGCATAGTCCTCCTTCGAGTAGAAGTACCGGTAAACATTGTGTCCATCCTTCGTTCCGGTCTGGACACGGGCATAATATTTGTGACCTTTTCGCTCTTTCCCCTTGAGACCGTGCTCAAGATAATTCCAGTAGTCGTTCATAACCCCTCCTGTTATAATTTTCGACAGAAGTTCCATGTTTCTTATTGCCTTTTTCCGCACTTATGTTATACTCAGGCTATAGAAGCAAAAGGAGCTGCCGCCCATGTTTACTTGTCATTGTCCGAACTGCGGTCAAGAATTGGCCATCCCGCGGTGGCTACCGCGTACGGTTACCTGCGAGAACTGCCATACAAAAAGTATCGTGCCCTACGATCAGGACCCCGACTTCAATAAATACAATGCTATTGCGAAGAGTAAAGTAAAACTGAACGATTTCCGAACAGCCCACCCCGGATTTACTAAGGGAATTGGAATCGCTGGCATCGTTGCCCTTGCCGCAGGAACATTTTATTTAAGCCTGAAGGGTGACAATACTTCCCTTCCGCAACTCACAGAATCCACGAACGAATTGCCTGAAGACCAGAATCACTCACTGTCCATAAATGCAGGTCAGGATGATTCTATAGCGGCAGATACAGATCAGGATGATTCCATGTCTGCAAAGGTTCTTTCCGAATCAAAAGAATCCGAGACGGATCACCGGAAATATGCACCTCGCAATCCGGACGACTATGAAACCGTCATGTATTCGCTTGGCATGATCATGGTTCATCTCCATGAAGGTTGTCATCCGTCTCAAGAGAAGATTGACGAGTTCAAAGAGCAGACCGGAGAAGACCTTCCTCTGGATATGACATTCCGAAGTCCGCATGATCAGCCATATCAAGTAAAGAAAACCTGAAAGGAGCGTCGTTATGAAAAACTACTGTATCAACTGTGGTCGTGATCTTTGCAACGCCCCCTACACAGCACCATGGGAAGATGGCGATAATGAGGAAGGCTATTGAACCTGCCCTTCCTGCCACACCCAAAATATTGACTGGGCTTCCGCAGATGACGATGATTGACCATCCATTTTGATTTTCGCACAAAACAAGAAACCGCCAGTGTACTACGTTACGTTCCGTAATACACTGGCGGTTCTGTTTTACTCAAACGCATCCCGGTTCTGTTTCCACGCCACGTAAGCGTCCATCATGGCCGCCACCGCATCGATCTTCTGATCCTGCCGCTGCTTGTAGAGCTTCCGGTTGCCGTTGGTGTCCACCAGCGTAATGCAGTTGCCCATGGCAAATTGCATCAGCTGCTCGTCAAACAGCAGTTTCCGCTGTTCGCTCAGCTTTTTTAGTTCACCCAGTGGCACGCTTTCGGTCTTTGCGCCCTGGATCACTTTCACAACGCCAAAGGTGCTGTTTTCATCGCCCCAGCGCTTCACGAACTCCTGCGCGTTGTAGGGGTCGTAGCCAAACGCCCGCACGTCGTACTCGTTCTCCATGATAAAGTTGTCCAGGTCGTCGTACACCTGCATCATGTCCAGGACCGTGCCGTCAAACACGAACAGGGTCCCTTCCCGCATGAATTCCTCATACTGCTGCCGTCTCGAAGCCGGAAGCTGGCTGAGGGTGTAGGATGTGATGTAGTCCCGCGTCTTGACCCCAAAATATCCGTTGGACAGCGGAAACAGGAAGGTAAAGGCGCAGAAGTCGTCGCCCATGGAAAGGTCCGCGCCCATCGCACAGGGCATCTGCCAGAAGCTTCTCTTCCTGTGGCACAGGGTCTCTTCGTAAGGGAAGAAATAGGTGTAGCCCTCCATGGGCAGGTTGAAGCGCTTGGCCAGAATATCGTTCCGGGCGCTGGGAGATTTCTCCGCACGTTCCACGTCCAACTGGTAGGTCTCGTAGCTCACGGTCTTACCCAGGTTCGGGTTGGCCTTCAGCCACATCTCCGGCTGGCCCACTTCCTCAATGGAATCCAGCTTGTAGTACCAGATGGACACATGTGGGTTGACGTACTCCCCTTTCAGGATGCACATCAACTCCATTTTGATGTCGTCGCCGCAGCCGTTGCGCACCGTGCCCTCGGAGGAAGCCGCCACGATGAGGTAATTCTCGTTCTTGGCTGCGCCCTGTTCAATGGCACCAATGGGGTCTTCCCGGATGTCGCAGGAGAGCCACTCGTCCACGGTCGCCACAGTGTCACGCCGTCCTTGCAGCTTCTCAATGGTCATCGGGCGCACTTCCAGCAGGCTGTTGGTCAAAAAGTTCTCGATGCCCTTCTTGGTGGAAGCCATCTTCACCCGGTCTGCCTTGGAGCCGGTGGTGTTTTGCAGGCTGCCCTCCGTCATAAACTGGAACACCGGCCCCTTTGCCCGCGCCAATGCGGTGCGGAAGGGTGCCAGCACCTCCTCGGCCTGCTTCATGGTCGGGGCGGTGGTCAGCTGCTGGGTCGTGGTGGTGTATGCCGTCAGAAAGTACGCCTGCAAAAACTCCAGATACATGGTCTTCGCAGCTGATCGGGTAATGATGAGGTACTGCTTTGTCACCAGCCGCTTTTTCAGCCGCCGGGTCTCGTAGTGTCCGCCGCCTCCGCGCTCGTTCGGCACAAAGACGCTTCGTTCTACAAAGTAGTACCATCCAAAGATCTCTTCGGCCCATAACTTGAAACTGTCCAGCAGCTTCACGTCGGTGCCGTCGGTCAGGGTCAGCTCATCCTCGCAAAAAGAGATAAAGCCGTTCACCGCCTTATCGTCATAGTAGATGCCCGGGTTGGCGATCAGGTCGTCGATCCGCTCCATCTCCATGGCAATTTCCCGGCATACGGGTATTTCGCCACGCATCACGGCCTCCCGAAAACGGCCGTAGTAGATCGGCGTGGCCGTGTTCGATAATGCCATTTTGGTTCCTCGTCTTGCTCCGTTTCACTCGTTCAGGCTTTGGGTCGGTAAAAGGGCTTGTCCAGGGTGTAAAAGCATCGGATATCATCCGGGCATTCGCATGTTCCCTGTCGGGCGCATCCGTTGCAGATATCCTGCGTTACCCGCCCAAACCAGTCCTTTTTCTCCGGTGTTTCCATCCAGTGCTCCACCCATCGTGCTGCTACTGTCCGTCCCATGTGTTGTCGTGCTCCACGTTCAGCCGCCATTCCATCTCGGAGGCGGTATTCTTCAGTGCTTCCATGGTGGTGCTGCTCTGGGGTGGGTCAAAGCCCAGCAGCCGTACCTTCACGGCCACGTAAGCCTTCACAGCTTCCACCTTCACCGGGTCGGCAACAAATTCCGTCCATTCGTTTTCTTTCCCGGAAATGGCGTACCCCTCGCCGGGCCCTACGCCCATCTGCACCAGTGCAAACAGCGCCATGTTGATGTACATGATGATGTCCGCATCAAAGTCGGTGCACTCCTCGGCAACGCCCAGCAGTTTCTTCACGCTCGTCAGGATCGAATTCATTTTGATTCCTCCTCGGCATCGCTGTCGTCGCCCATAATGTAACTCATCATGGCATAATACCAGTCCTTGTGCGCCTGCGCCATCAGCTCAAGCTCTGCCAGGTGACGGGATGCTCCGTCCTTCCCCATGGCCGCTTCTTTCTGTGCACTCTCCTCGACCAGCTTGGCCAGCTTCCCCGCATCGATCGCCACTTGACCAGGCTTCAGCAAAACGAGGTCTCCCTCAGCACTCGGAGCAGCGTTTTGTGCGGTCACAGCATGATTCTCATCCATCCGCGGGACAATCTTCATCCCATCAAACGTGATATCCCCGGCCCGTGTTGCCCGCACCTGCTGCCCATCCACATTCGTGGCCAAAGCATTATCAAAGTCGAAGCCTCTGTTCCGCGGTACAGCCGTATAGCCCTGCTGGATTCCGGCTTCCGCAATGCCCACGTTCGCCCAGAGCAGTGCCTCGTCCAGCTTGGTCAGCGCCAGGCTTCTCGCGCGGCTCGGTGCAAGGTGCTGAAGCATCGCCTCCGCCTCTTCCAGCTTCCGCCGCAGCCCCATGGCGTAGTCCTGCTCTCTCCGGTTAAATGCTTTTTTCTGGTACATACTCATTTCCTCCATGGGCAGGTGTCGCCCGGTCTTCTTTCTCCGTCCGGCAGCTTCGGGCCCTTTCCCGTTCCATAATGGATCACCTTGTGCGTTGCCGCCGAAACACAAATGGCGTTCTCCGGATCAAGCAGCTTTTCACACTTGTCAGGATGCTTTCCATCTTGATTTTTCCTTATTTATACTGATACTTAACCCATGGATCATCAGGGAGTACCGACGATTCGTCCAACTTAAATCCGGATTTCTCGGCAATTTTTATAGATCCAGCGTTATCTTTTCTGGCCCACCAGACAATTTGGTCGTATTCGTCTTTATGTGCGTCCAGCCATTTCATGCCTTTTTCGGCTACTTTTGAGCAATAGCCCTTGTTCCGATACTTACTTCCAGCTCTCGTTCCAATAGAGACCGCTACTCCTTTTTCATCGCCAATGATGTCAAAAAAAGAAATAGGCACATCCCCTGATTTTTCAACAAAGCGTTTTACGTATGCATACCCATCCTCGGCTCTTTCCTGATAAACATCCCCATCAAGGTTGAGGAGTTCTTTGTCTTTTCGCGACATTGTTTTTACAATTTCGTTTACAGCATCCATGTTTTTGTTTACATCCATGGCACGCTTCCGCGCTTTCCCCGCACTCGTCAATGTTCCATCCGGGTTCTGGAACCGGCGCACGCCCCACTTTTGGCCCTTGATGCCATGGTGATAAATATAAGCGCTCATTTTTATTTCCTCCATGGGCAGGTGTCGCCCGGCTTCCGTTCACCATCCAGCATATTCTTATTTTGACCGGTGCCGTAATGGATTGCCTTGTGCGTTGCCGCCGAAGCACAAATGGCGTTCTCCGGATCAAGCAGCTTCTCGCTGTGCTGGAGAACGTCATTTTTTGTTATGGGGTTTATGTGGTGGATCGAGATCTTCGGTCGGATCGGCCTTCCATCACGCAGCACCCAGTCCGTGATCGGGTGGTCTTTGCACCCCAGGTCGCATCCCATGTCCCGGGCAATGATCCTGTCCCTGAACTGCCGCCACTCTCTCGATTGATAGAAGTCCTGGTTCAGCCATCGGTCAAACCCAAAGGTATCTCTCCCCACTTTCCCGTGCAGCTGTAAATACTCCAGCCTCTCCTCGTAGGTCGACAGGCTGCATAACTCTGTATAGCTCTTCATACAAACAGCTCCAGTATCTCGCAGAGCGCAATAATTCCAGACAGCATCCCCAAAACATACAGCATAGTCGTACTTACAGCATTTTCGGGGTGCTTTCCGAAATACACCGCCAGCATAAAGATTGTAAAAGCCGCAAACCACAGCACAGCTAACGCCGTCTTATAGCCCATCATTTCATTAGCTCACCTCAGCAGACCCTTCTGCTGTAATGCCGCATACAGAATCAGCATTCCGCACCATAGCAGTGCAGGCATCCCAAAGTGTGCAAAGAGTTCCATTGCATAACTCTGCGTGTGTTTCTCTGCCCACTCTGCAAAAAACACCGAGCCAAAAATGATTATTACGAGCCAGAAGATCGTAAATGCCAATTCAGTTAAAGTCATACTCGTCATCCTCTCCCAGTCCGTTGTATTTCTTCATAGCAGCAATGACCTTCCCGTACATCTCCTCATAGCGCTTTGCATTCTGTAGTGTCTCGGTCTTTGCCCGCAACAGTTTGTTTTCCTCTTCCAGCTTTGTTTTCTCCAACTCGTTCTTGGAAGTCGCCAGCTTCAGAAAATGTGTCGTCTCAGCGCTGGATGCCGTGCCTTCCAGCAGTCTTTTCTCAACCAGTTTCATCGCCAGGTTGATCATATAGTTTTCTTGTGCTTCCGGGGTGCTTGCAGGCCGCGAAGTTGCAGCCGACATTTCGCCCGGAGCAGACTTCTTAGGTTTCATTGCAATAACCTCGTTTCACATTCCTATTTTGCTTTTGCAAGGGTTCATGGGAGTCGCAGTAGTACCAGTTAAGCCTGTCTCATTTGAAAGGAGAAGAAAAAGCAGATCATGCCCAATGGAGGTTGAACATCACGAAAGCCCTGAACCCAAATATATAGGAGGATACTACTCCCATGAGCCCTTGCAAAAACCGCCGAAGCCCCAGTCTACACCCCAGAACCTCGGCGATTATGTTCCGTTTCGACTTGACTGCACATACAAATGCACTTATACTTATCTCGGAGGTTGACCTGTAACTCATTTAAATCGTTCATTCTACTAAGAAAGGTGGTGATATAGAATGGACGATATAATTCGGATTGATAAAGTCACTTACGATGACTTTACCAAGGTCAAATTTGCTCCTGTATCTCGTGAAGAGATCTTGGAGAATATTACGAAGACTCTCCTGTGGATTGCAGATAAGTGCAAAAAGCTGGAGTTAGATCGAACCGTATAAAATGTAAAAACGTCAGTACCTACACACCACGTGGATACTGGCGTTTTTTCTTCTTAAAGCCCAAATATCAATTTTCCCTCCGGGGAAATATCAAAGACCGGCGCGATTTGAGAGGGGGTGTCGATTTTGAGACCCCCTCCCTATGGTTTACGCGGTTTGGCCGAGCGTATCCTCATCGGGCACGGTGATCTTGAGCTTCTTGTAGATGTTTATCGGGTCGGCAGCAACGATCTTGTCGATTGCCTTCTCAATTTCATAGGCGTTTTCATTGTCCGTGAACTGAGAGGAGGTCTCGGCGATCCTCATAAGCAAACCGGAAGAGTTGTAGCCATGTGCGATATCATACTGATACCACTTCTCGAACTCATCGTACGGACTGTACGGGTTATCAAAAGTGGTGAGAAAGCACCGAACCATTATTCAAAGCCTCTTTCTTAATAGATTGTTACTTGTCGAGTGCGCTGTAAATCGTAGATTTAGGCACACCGCATGCCTTGGCAACCTCATCATATGACGCGCCAAGATTGAGCATTGCTTTTGCCTTTGCCAATTTGGCAGAAGACAACGTAGCCGTTGCTTTCGGCATTGCACGCTTTACAATTTCGTCAGAATCAGACGAATTAAGGAACTTCGTCAACATATTGTCGGAAATTGCGCCAGCCTGAACAGCTTCCCATTCTCTGTCCGTGAAGGTAACCTTGGACTTGCGTCCGCTTGCGCCAACAGAATCGCGAGCACGCTGCATCTCGACAGAAGAGATCTTCTTGATTACCTTCTTATCTTCCGAAATGTTGGGATCAAGCCCCTGTTCCTGAATCTTCGCCTTAATATTCGCGTTCGCAATCAACATTGCTTTGCGCTCCTTAGGCTTGTTGGCGATCATGTTGTTGTACTTCTCTTTCAGGGATGCAACCTCAGGCGCATAGGTCTTAGCGGCAGAAGGACTGTATTCAAGTCCCTTCATATTTACCGCCTCTTTGCGCGCCTGATTGGCCATAGCCTTCAACTTGTTAGAGAAGTCCGCGTACAGGTTCTCCTGAATAGTGCCAGAAGACAACGTACGTGCATCCTTTGTTTCGGAGATCAGACTGACTGTATCCTCGGCCTTACGTTCCTTACCAGTCTTAGGGTCGATAAAGGTACGCCCGCTCTCTTTGTAAATTAGCTTGCCTGTTTCTTTGTCAACACGAATACTGCCACGGCGCTCGGGCACACGAACGGTCTGCTTACGGCGAGACAGGAGCGTGGATGCGCCACCATAGTGTATAGCGCCTTCCTCATCCACCCGAATCTGCCACTTCTGCTTCAACTCGGGAATGCCATTCTCCTGCTCAGACCGCTTGTAGTCCAACTTATGCTTTTCAGCATCGATAACGACCATGGAGTGCTTAACTGCACGCGCAAGCTCATCCTCGTCGGCACCACGCAGTGTCATGTCAGTGATGAGGTTGGAAATCACGCCCATTTCGCGCTGCTTGTCTTCTTTCTTCATCAACCTGACATTATTTGGATTGCCTTCAGGAACTGCATAAGCGGTCTTGGGATCAAATCCTTCCAATGCTTTCAGCGCACGGGTGGACTTAATGTTGACTTTGTCAGTAACAGGGATTGCCATGACTGTGTCGCCATCGAAATCAGCACCAGACAGTCGCTCTGCAACCTTTGCATTGATGCCGATTGCATCCTGAATTGCACCGAGATTCCGCTTGCCGCTGACATTCTTGTTGTTGACAGTCACAATGGGAATCTCAAAGGTACCTGCATGGGGATAACGGATCAGTGCAAGCCTGGTGCCATTCTCATAGGTGGGGCAATAAGCCTCAGTCTCCTTGATCTTATTGATTGGCAGGATAACCTTCGTGGACTGGCCCGGGAAAGCAGACGCTTTCAGGGTCATGGACGTTCCTTCGACCGTATCAGCAAAATCGTAGAGCAGCTTCTTTTTGACCGTAGGATTATCATAGTGCATGATCTCGTCATACTGCGCCTGATAATCCGCAACAGTAAGGTTAAGCTGATTCTCGATCAGCTTTTTGGGCTGCTTGGAAAGGAACTGAGAAGAGACGTTCCGTGACATCGTATCCCAGTCGCCTTCCTCTTTCAGTTTGTTGATCGGCGAGAGGTGCTCTTTGCCATCGTCACCGATATACATACTCTGGCCGTTGGCCTTGATAGCTGCGCCAAACGGGTTGTCAGGATCAGCTTTTGCTTCCTTAAGGACCTTCATCTTGGGCGTGCCAGAAGGCTTATTGGTGTTGAACATAACGTCCACACCATCCGGTAGGTCATCAGAATAAACTGCCATACCCTTCAGATAATGGTCTCCGTCAACGAGGATGCGAACCTGCGCATAATGGCTCTTGCCCAGATCGAGGTCAGGAACACCACGGCGAATCTCCATCACGCCATCCTTATCCAGGCCACCTTCATCGCCGTAACGAATGGCGACACGATTGGAATCCAGACTGGAGGGACGCTGAAGCTTCGTAAAGGTCTCGCCGCCATCATCTGTATGATAATCGCCAAGCGAATCGATCTGTTCCTGATGATTGTAGGCATACTTCTGATCGAACTCTGGTTTCGCAAGCACCATGATATTGGTCTGCTGGCGATTGTTTGTCGGTTGCTTAATGCCTACGCCGTAACGCTTATAACCGTATTCGGCCTCTAATGTATATACTGCATCCTGAAGTTCAGTATCGGTTACGCCCAACGCAAAGTTTGCGCCCTCCGAAACATCGATCATTCCCTTTTTATCGACTTCTTTTTTCAGAGTTTCAGCGATGTTTTTTGCACGCTGCGCTTTTTTGTCTGCATTTCCGGCATATTTAGATCGAACACTTGATTCGCTCATGCCAAGTTGGTTGGCAATTTCAGTCCAGCCAAGGTGATCTTCGTCTTTCAGCTTATGGATCTGCTCGTATTCTGAGGTTTTCCGCTCATGAATGGCAGTTCGCTTTGCCACACGGAACTCGGACAGGCTCATCTGATACTCTTTCGGAAGAGCGTCGTTAATGCTCTCCAGAATATCTTTCTCAGACAATCCCTTCTTCTTCAGAACTTCAATGCGAGACAGGAAATCACCGGAATGCTGATACGGATTGTCGCCAGAGCCCCAAGGATAGCGACCAGAGTGCCGCTTGGTGCCATAGTGCTCCAGGATATTGCTTTCAGAAGTAATGCCAAAATAAGAACGGAGGTCTTTTTCAATCGGATTCATGCTGCCACTCCTAACAAAATATCAGTGATGATCGGGTCGAACTCTTTGATTTTAGCGATGATCGGGTCAATTTCCTCTTCAGTGGGGTTCTCGACCCAGACCTCATCGTTCTGGTAGATACGGAGCTCCATCCGAATATCTTTCGGGTGATAGCCGTATTCCAGACAGAACAGAGCGGCATAAATAAAGAGCTGCTCCATGTGTGCAGGAACAGCTCCGGTTTTTAAGTCATGGATACGAAGGAACCCATCGTTGAACGAAATGGCATCTGCGGTTCCAAAGCAGTTATCGCTGTAATACAGCACCTGCTCGGTATCCATGCGGAAACCAATGGCATCGTTCACGTAGGTATTGAGGGTTTTCTTGTTCTTCGGCAGTTTTTGCTTCAGATCAATGCACTCTGCTGCAAATGCGTGCAGCCGTGTTCCCCGTTCCTTCGCCTGATAATTAAGAACTGCATTGGTCAATCTATCTGCGTCATAGTTCAGCCAATGGTAGTTACTTGCTCCGAGGAGGGCATGTTTCCCCGTGAGCCTCGAATGATCTCGCCAGTTCATTAAGAACTTCCTCCTTGTTTTCAGGATAGATAAAGGCCGCAAAACTCATCTCGTCCATCTGCTGAACGTAATAGTTCTGGTTCGGACGATGAGATGCACTCGCTGACTTCTTGCCCTCCAATGCGCCCCATGTTGTGCCGTAAAGAACCAAGAGATCGGGGATTCCCTGAATCTCGTTTGGGTCAAGATGGACAACCATGCAGCCGGGAAAGCGTTCTTTAAGCTCCCTTACCAATCCTGTCTTGAATTTGTTTTCGAGCATGATACAACCTCCAAAATAAGAGGAATAGTGCATCCTGAGACGCATTCTATTCCCCCCATAAAAGGGGATGTTTTTCTCGCGTGAGTTTTTAGAAAGAAATGTGAATTTTTAGGAATTTTCAGAGCAAAAGAAAAGCCCCTGCGTTTTTAGCGCAGAGGCATAAAATGCAATTATCAATCTAACCATTCCGACTCAGGCTCAAGATTATCATCTGGATAACTGGCTTCTTCTGTCGGCGATGAGAGGATATCAATATCTTGATTTTCAATCTCATTACCGCATTGATTGCATTTCCAGATGTCGCCGCAATGTACAAGCATCTTGTGGCACTCCCAGCACCAATGCTCACCGGTATCCTGATCATAACCTGGAGTGTGAATCACTCGATACTCAAATGAGCCATCCGGGTGTTTCAGCCATAATACTGGAAGACCAAGTTCTAGTGTGGTATAAGTCCAAACCTCATCGCCATTCGGAAGAACATCTCGCCCTTCAAAAGAGCGGTCATGTTCGCGCCATTTTCTTACCAGTTCATCCATGTAGCTCATGGTTTTCACCTCGTAGAATCAGAAGCGTTACGTTCGTACACTATGGTTCTATGATACACCCTTGGGCGCGCATTTACAAGTAAAAACTCGCTGTGGCCAAAAACCCGTTTTTTATTCTCTATTACTATATATATTTTTTCATTTTTTTAAGTAAGTTAAAGAAAAAAGTGGGTTTTTGGCCAAACTGCATATTCTTAACGTGCTTACGTTAAATTTTGTGGCCATTTTTATAAAAATTTTTGGCCATAAAGTGGGTTTTTGGCCGCAAAAATTTAACTTTTTTGACGTTTTCTCGAAAATTCCCAAAAATTGCGAAAAATAAAATGGGCAGAAATCGTTCATTTAATAACGCCAAGTGTTTCCAAAATTGCGCCTATCATTAAAATTCCAAGTCCACCAAGCGTTATTCCTAATGACACCTTGATAATTGCAAAGGCACTTTTCAGATCTTCCTTTCGTTTCCGTTCCTCAAACTCCATCTTCTTAAGCTCAAGTTCTTTCGCATCCTTGGACTCTTGGATCCGTGCTTCATCCACAAACCGATGCGTCTCCTGATAGTCATCGAGCCGAATCTTCGTCCCACAGAACTCACAAAACATGAAATCTCGGTTGCCATCCTTCACCGTAAGATCCGCACCACAGCCAGGGCATTTTACCGTCCGTGCCATAAAAGCACCTCCTATTCGTCATGTATCAAGGATATCATGTGCTCTGCCCATAGTCAAGTAAATCAGGGCGGCCTCACCAAAATAACATTTTTATCCATTTTCATACTTTAGTCCTCAATCTCAAACATCACATTCTCCGGCGAGATGATCGTATCGCACTTCTTTCCTTTGAACCGAAACCTCACAAACTGGTTCGTCAAACCGGAAATTTTCTCAACCAGCCCGTATTCACCACTAAAATTAGCCACGATCTTAGCCCATACTCTCCCCTGCTTGGCCAGTTCATTAAATTCACCCGCGGTCATTACCCACACTCACCTCCGTCATCAAACTTCTCCCCGCCGCATACAAGAATTTCTTCAGCGACAGCACCTTAATATCGTACGTACTCTTCAGATTCTCCAGCTCAATATTAGCCCCACCAGAGCGATACTCCGCCATATCCAATGCATACCGCATCCGGCGATCCGCAACACCAGGGCTGCAATTGAACTTATCTGCCAGTGATGCCTCGATATCTCTCATGGACATAAATCGGTGCGAGTTCAAGTCATCGACGACCATCTCCACAGCCTCGCCCATCAGCTCCCCGCCGAAGGTCAGCATGGGAACCTTCAACTTAGCGAGAAAATCATACGTTCTTTGCTGCATTTCTTATCACCACATCCTTTCCCACTCAGGTTTTCATAATAGCATTTGCTGCATGAACCAGATATGTGGTACCGTCAATCGTGATTTGCAGCTGATCGCCTTCGTAGTCAGTCCAGTTGTCCACTTTGCCTTGAATAATAGTTCCATCGGGTAACTTAATCTGTGCCCAGGAATAGGTAAATGTCGTATCAAACACCCTATAGTTTCCACAACTGCATAACCCGATGCAACCAACGAGCATCATCATACATGCAACGACGCAAATAATACGGTTTTTCATAGTTAATCGCCTCAACCAAATATCATGTAAATCAAAAGCAAGAACCATCCTATATATCTGATGATTCTCTGTTTTTCTTCGCCGATGTTCTCAGCAAAAGACATTCCAATTGCGATAGCTTGCAAAATAATGCTTGCGAGCAGCACCATTCGCATCACTTCACCATACTTCCTTTCCGTGTCTGGTCATCCGCAGGCCAGTACGTGTAGATATCATCGAACACCACCGGGATCTTCTTCTGAAGCTCCATCAACAACGGGCACATCAGCTCCCGCATCTGAGGATGGGCCGCCACAGGAGTACGCAGCTTGAAGATATTGCGCCATTCACGGTAGTTGGCTGTCACCACAATCTCGGTCTTCAGGCAGAGCGGCAGTACGCAGCGAGCCTGCTCGGGACGCATGCCGTTTGCGATCATCAGCTTGTAGTCCTTTTCGGCATAGGTCATAGCTTCCAAGAACGAGCTTTTGATCGTAACCTCGCTATCGTTCAGTTCGCAATACTGCTCACCACGGATATAGGACGGCCAGATGAACGTAAGCTCATTGCCAAACTTCTCCTTCGAGTAGTTGCAGTACCGGGTGCTCTCCTGTGCAAACGAAGCAATGCGATGCCGCACCAGCTCATTCGCCACGCCACGGTCGCAGGTGAACAGCACGCTCAGCTGAGAATGCTCCAGCATAGCCTCATGGCCCTGCCTAACAAGAAACCCCACCAGCTTCTTAGCCGATGAGCCATCAGGAACAATCTTGTCCTCGCTCTTGTAACAGACCCGGGCCACCCGCTCGATCTGCTGGAGTTCCTTAATGCCTCCCTCAGAAATATCAGTGAGGATTTCGTACTTAGGTTCAACGATTTTCATTTCAAATAGTCCTTTCTATAGTTATTTCTCATAGATTGACGAATGGGCTTGCAAATATCATTCGCCAATGTTGGGATGATGAATCCGAGATGGGCCATCTGTTTATGATCGCAGGTGTTCATCTTCGGACACTGTTGGCATTTCGGAGCAAGTATCGTAATTGCACCAAAATTGTCATTCATAATGCGCCCTCCTGTATCAATCTGCAAGTCCAGTCCCCACAGATATCACCCGAAGCATGTTTTTTCGCAAAAGCCATGCCTTTCTTGATAGCCTCCTGCTTATTTTCTGCCTTGACCATGAACCCCTGATGCCCGCCACCATTGTCCGTGCACTCAAACCAAAATGTGTACTGCTTCATGTAAAATCCTCCAAAATCGAGTTAAGCAGAATCTCCAGCACCCGGTTTATGCCCGCCACCACTCGATATGGCCACGGTTCTTTCGGTTCCACCCGGGCAGGGTTATCAGACTTTCTCAGCTCGCCATACAAACACCTGTCGAACTGTCCAAGCGGAATATCATTCTCCATGCACCATTCACAAGCATCTGAATAGCAAATGTCGCCGTTCTCTAAAAGCTTGGCGACATCTTTTACTTTGGCATTTTGTCTGACTAAAACCTTTCTCTGAAGCTCATAATCCTCGGAATATAAGTCCGCAACATTTCTTATGTCCAGGTCATTAAATACCTTTGCCTGGGCAAAACAGACGTTGCAAGTAGTAAGTCCGTTCGCTCTATAAATGACTTGAGTATAAGGCTTAGCATCAGCGTATAAAGTTATAGTTTTCTCGACTGCTTCTTCGTAGTCTTCCATGTTATCACCTCACAGCAGAGTCCGGAACAGAATGAACCAGATTACCTTCAGCGTAAATGCAATAATGATCAGCCATGCGCAAATAACCAGCGTCGCCGCCAGAATATGCCCCAGCATATGGCCGATCTTCTCCCAAACATCATTCATCCTTATCAACCCTTTCGAGACCTGTAAAATATCCAATGCCAATATGACCACCATCGCAATAATGAATTGGGCGGAACGCCATCAGACCGGCCAGATTGTTCTTCGCATCTTCGAGATTACAATAGGAATGCCCATCGTTAAATTCCCTCTCGCAAAATCGGCACTTGTAAGTCGGATAATAAAACGGCTTCACCCCACACACCTCCTCGCCGCATCCAGACGGCTCTCCGCAGCGTTCAGCTCGAAGATAGCAGTCGTGATAAACTCCGGATCGCAGTTCTCAAAGTGGTTCCGGGCCACCTCAAGATCCCGCATGGCATCTTTCAGTGTGTTGACTGTCGAAACCATCGGCTCTGTCCAGAGTATCTTTTTGACGAAATCAACGATTTTTCGCAGCATTTCTACACCTCCACATCTTTGTAACCTGACGAGCCGTGAGCCAGCCCTCAACATCATCAAGGCCAAGTGCCTGCCTACCCATCACCTCGATAAGCCCCTGCTCAAAGCCATAGGAACCCCAACCCCAAATGCCATCCCAGATACGATTTCCAGCAGCATCATATGCAGTGATTTGCTCACCACCATCGTGTCGTCCGCCCGGGAGATATTCCTGACAGTCCGGTCTGTCCATCTCTGGCCAGCGACGTTCATAAGTATGCGGAACCTTAGCATGCTTCAGCAGAATATCCAACTTCTGCATCTCGGTCATGTGATTCCAAACCCGGAGTTTCCAGGTTTTCTTAGACATGTTTCTCATTTCTGCATTTCCTTTCGTCAGCCTCCATGGTCTTTGCGATTTTATGCTGAATATAAAGCACACAGCCAGCCTGACTATCCCACCCGAATGAAGCCAATAATCCGGCAATAGCATTCAAAGAGTTCAAATCCTCTTCAGCAAATATCATTTAGCGTTCACCGTTCCTCCTGATACTCTACAATTTTAGATTTGAAATCAGTCATATACCTTATATTCCATATTGCTCACATGGGCGATGGTATCGTAGTTATCACCCTCAAAGCGAAACCTTGCCATACCGTTCGAGGTTAAATCAGAGAACTTTTCTAAATATCCGCTTCGTCCGGGCCAAGGGCGGATGATTTTCATGAAGACCTTATGGGTCGTGGCTTTTTCCTGAGTCTCGTGCATTTGAATCGCTCCTTTTTGTTACAGTTCAGAAAATAAAGAGCCGCAGATTTCTCCACGGCTCTCGCCTTAAAAATAGTGAACTCCAATATTCAAAATGTTTATGCATTCATCAAATTTGCGGATAATGTCATATACATTTTCATGTAATGGATCTTCCATCTGATATTTCCGAGCCAGTTTCATCAGTTTAGCTCTAGTCACTTCATCAAAGCCGCCATTATTTTTTGCCTCCATGTAAATAACCATTGCTTTTGACGCATACTTCATGCTGGTAAACATGCCATCCAAATATCCTCTTACATACCAATATGCTCCGTAAATTTTCAGAAACAACTTCATCATTTGTTTCACCTCCATAATATGCGGAGATTTTTTCGCGCCTTACTTGGCCTTCTCTCGCTTATCCTTGAAGTTCACAGGCTTCACCGTACCCTCCCGCGCACACTCCGTCAGGCACTCATAGCAGGGCTCGTCCGTCTCCAACACCTTGAAGCTCTTACACTTCGGGCAGTAGGTCGCATAGTCCACTTCGCGCATCCAGTTATTCATCAGCGCTTACCTCCGAAATAAAAGTGTCCTTTCCGCAGTGAGGGCAACGTGCCAGAACCTCACCGTTATGGATTGTGCACTCCTTCATACTGTTCCAGTTAGATGTAGGAATCTCAAAATGAGCATTACAGCCACCGCATTTAACGGCAACGAGTGTCTCGTCAGGATCTGCATATCCGTCAAGGTCGCCGATATATCTGTGCACCTCGTTTGCTTTACAAAATGGGCATCTCAAAATTTTGTTATAGATAGAAACTCCGTCTGCATTATATGACCATACCTCAGGAGCAATCGGATAGCGCTTCATGCAATTGGTGCACTCGACAGATATCCAGGGACGTTTTTTCTTTGCCTTCTCCTGCTCGACCGCAAACCTATCATCCAGCTCCGGGTGCGTTTCCCGCTGGTTAAGAGCCCACAGTAGGTTCCAACAGGCAGCTCGCAGGTGGTCCTCATCGTCCATGCCAACCATGTACTTTGCCAGATGCCGAGAAGCGCTGTCCAGCAGCGAATGCAGCGGAATACCCTTGTCTACGTTGTGCTCACCATACTTCAGTGCGCCCTCCTCACAGTGCTTACTGACCTCCATGATGCCGTACCAAGGCAGAAGGTCCATCCGCCCTTTTCCTGCATGCATATCGCGCTTGGCACCGGTTTCAAATTCGGTGCGGTCTCCAGAGTCTTTGATCATTTGTCTTCCTCCTTTTTGTATCCTTGAAAATCAGCTATGCCAAAACTTCCATCTTTACAGGAGTGAAAATCGTGTATGTATACACCAATTCCACCACCCTCAGGGTACCATTTACCATCATAAGCAGCCCCGGCAACGGACTTTAATGCGGTGTCTTTGGATCCGGTTGCGACGGATTCAAAACATTCTCCACACAAGCGGCACTTGTAAATTCCATGAAACAGTGTCATCCGTTTTCCGCCTCCAACTTTTCAATAATTTTACCAATCGCGCCAATAACATAATTTCCAAGGAAATTCTGAAAAGCAGCATCCTTGGTGGCGCGAAGCATCATTTTGAGCGCCAACTCATCAGAAACTGCGTAATCAATCATTTCTTTGTTGGCTTTTTCTACGATTTCCTTGGGAAACAGGTCTCGAATATCATTACTCTCCATAAAATTTCCTCTCATTAAACGCCTTCTTCGAGTTCATGGCTCTCGAAATTGCCAGATCAATACCACTCCTACTCTTCAGATGGTAGTAGTACAGGTCCTTGTACGGTGTGTTCAGCCGGTCGATACGCCCAGAGGCCTGCTCCATGATCTTATACGAGTAGTTCTGGCTGTAAAATATAATGGTGTCTGTCTTGATGCAGTTCCAGCCTTCAGCACCGGCATTGTACTGCACCAGATACACCCACCTGTCGCCTTCAGGAAGCGGCTGATGCTTGTGCCCGTTCCATTGTGCAACTTCGGTGTCCTTGCCATAGTCCAGACCCATCAGAATATCAAGCTCATAATCGAAATTATAGAAGATGATCACTCGTGGCCTGGTCATGCAAATATCAAGCACTTCCTGCTGACGGCTCTTATCCGTATTCACCAACTTCCGCAGCAGATAGCAGAACTCGCTGGCAGTCTCGATTGGCTTGTTTTCCCAGAGGTTCCACCGGTTCTTGCAGATCGACAGATACTTCACCTTGTCGTAATCCACAAATACATTCTCATGGTGCGAGACAGTCGGCCGCTCGAAGTCCATGTCAACCAGAATCCGTTCCCTCAGCCGTACCAAGCGCTGAGTATTCAGATACCGATCGACCTTCGGGTACTTCGTGCAGAATTGGCTGTATACCACATGCTGGTTGTTGAAGTCCGTTCTGTTTCGGTAGAACCCATTGGCGATGAACACCGGGATATAATCCGTCCAGCAGTCCCCGGGGGTGGCGCTGAGCAGAATCCACTCGTTATTTTGCGCAATTTTGTAGAACGATTTCACCCATGCGCCCTTTCCAACGACTCGCTGCTCGTCAAATATAAAGAACGCATTCTTCACGTCAACGTACTTTCCGATATTGTTCCAGGAATCCACAACGACCTTGTGCTCGTAAATATCATGCTCTGGATCTGTAGACATATAGAAATGGGCCAGTTCTTCGTCCCACTCTCCCGTATCCCGTTTCCGGGCAGTTGTGATGATGTAAAGATCCGGGGGCTCTGTCATACGTACATAATTCTCCGTGTTCACCTCCCCATCGTAAAGTTTGTAGTAGAACGCCAAACTCGTTCTTGATTTTCCGCTTCCTACGCCTCCGCATAAGATGCAGCCGATTTTCATACGGTTGATCGCATCCAATTGATAGTCGTAGAGCGTTACACCTGCCATCAGGTCGCTCACCTCATTTCCAACGTCACATAAATGGCACTTTTCTTGCAGTGATTCTCGTAGGCCAGAAGCGAGATTGTCGCCTCTTCCTCATCTTCGCCCTCCCCTCTGACGGTATAAGCAAAGAGCTCTTTCCGGTGCTTCCTGAACACCTTCCAGAGCTCTTTTTTCTTAGTAAAGTCCGTGCTTTTTGCAGTAGGACGCATATTGCAAGCCCTCCTTGTCTGCTTCGCGCATGATTTCTGACAGTGTGAGCTTTTTAGGCTTTTCTTCCGTCTTTGACATGTTACGCGGTACGGTGTCTCGACATTTATCGCAGTACAATCTCTTTGACGGAACCTGATACATCATAGCGCCGCATTTTTTGCAAGCCTTATCTACTCTGCGAAGTCCGCCCATAAATATCACGCCTCCTCAAAATGGCAGAAGTCCGTGTAATAAACCAGGTCGTAATCCAGCGGATGGTTGTTCCAGTCGTAATTCTGCTCATAATCAGCAATCTCATCACGCTCGCCGAGTTCGCGGCAAATATCATCGTTGTGCTTATAGAACCATTCCAGCGGAAGGTCAAACTTGTCGCACAGTTCAGGAATATCAAAGGCCCAGCTGCCGTAGTTGGTGTTCTGCGTGCCCTCCGAAACCATGTAATCGACGATCTCTTTTACTGTTACTCTGCTCATACTCCTTACTCCTTTTTTCGTTCAAAATATCAGGCTCTCCGGCCCGGTTGCGAGTCATGCGGGAATCGAACCCACCGTACAGCCCATGCTAATGACTCAAATAAAAGAGCCCCCAGATTTCTCCGGAGCTCTCATGTGCTTATTCTTCAGGTGTACAATAATCAACGTCGAGATGCGCTTTGCCTTCACTATCCGTATAGGTGACGAACTTTCTCGGCTGATGGAACATCTTCTCGTACTTCTCGACGAATTCCGGCAAAAGCTCACCGAAATCATCCTCCGCGAGGCCTACAATCAGGAATGTTCCAACGATAATATCAATGGGGATACCATAAGGACCGTCGAGCGTCCGGTTGAGTTTCTCCATGCAATCATCATACAGCTTTCCTTCTTCGTTGCAAATCAATGCCACCTCATCGTCCCACGGGTAAACAGCCTGAATCGGGCCTTCTACCTCTTTCTGGAGCGATTCCAGAGAACAGTCAATGTCGATCACTTCAGGGTAATGCTTTGGGCGAACCCTCAGAACTTTCATACTGTCAACCTCCCAAATTGCACATCAAAAATATAAATCGAGCTGTTTCCTTAGAGCCGCCATTTGCGACGTGGGCACTCACCGACTGGGCATTCGACCAGGGACTGACCCCGGCACTCGAAAAATATCAATGATCAATAATAGCTGTTGTACTTCCGGTTGGCTTTTGCACGAGCCGCCGTAACATCAGGGGCCACAAAACCAAAGTTGATCACATAGCTCGGGATGTTGTACGAACGCGCAACCAGGTTTTCGACCTCACAGCCGCGGAACCCCTTCTCCTCATCGTAAATCCCGATAAAGTAGTCTGCATCCGCCATCTTCTTGATGCTCTCACCGAGGTGCCAGACTGCCTGATTCGCATCAGCCGGAGGATCATCAGAAATATAAGTCTGGATCACCTCCAGCTCCTCGCCAAACACAGCCTCAGCAATATGGTGCATCTGCTCCATGGTTGCCCGGATCTGTGCTTCAGTGCGGCCTTTCATCGGTGCGCTGATAAACAGTTTCTTCATATGCGTCACCTCAGAACGGAATTTCGGTGAGGTCGCTCGGCTCTGCCATGTCTGCTTCAGGAGCTGCAAACCGGGCATAGCGCTCTGCATACGGATCAGCATCCGCATCCTGCTCCACGTACATCACATCCGCATACAGGCTGTACTCGCCGGGTGCGTTCCGCTTCTCGACAAGGTTTGCCTGGAGACAGACGTTCTTGACCCGGATAAAGTCCAGCTGGCTGATCGTGTCCGTGTTGCAGAGCAGGCGCTTGCCGGAAGTGGTGACCCAGTAGATATGCGGGGGCCACTTGGAATCCATGTTGATCGTCACCGGCACGAAGTAGGTCGGAACGAACGGCTCGTCATAGGTGCGCTCAGGATTCGGATTGGTCTGACGAACCTTCACGCCGAGATCCATGAGGTGATTCACCAGATCCATAGTGGGAATGACCACATTGACGCGGCGCTTGTCCGAGCCAAAGCGATCACGGCTGGGGTCACCGCTAAAGTTGGTGGTAAAGATAAAACGGGTATCGTCAATATTGACTTTCTGGCGCTTGGTGTACATAAATATCAGTCTCCTTTTTACTTGTTGATTTCGATTTCCAGAATTTTCAGATCCGCCACGAGTGCTGTCAGGTGGAGAAGTGCACCAGACTGATTGTTGCTCTTGGCAGCGCTGAGGAACTTCTCAAAATCCTTATTTGCCTCAGAACTGTACTTTTTCAGCACCTCCAGATCGACAGCTTTTCCGGCAGTGGGCTTCCCGGGATACTTCTTCCCACTCTTCTCGACCCAGCTCTGGATCTCCTTGTAATAGCTGCCCTTGTTACCGCCGCAACGCTTTGCGATTGCCATGGCCAGCCCCTTCTCCGGGTCGAAAACATCCTTCTCGCTGCACTTCACAACGGTCTTGGAACCATCCGACCAGTAAACGATTGTGGCCGGAGGAGCAAAAATCACATTCTTAATAACCGCTGCATTCATTGCCGTCGCCGCTTTTGCATGTGCGGTGTTCAACGTACCCGGGTAATAGGGTTTGTTAATGAAGCAATTATGTTCCTTATCCCAATAAATGGCATAAGACTTAAACTGGAACGTATGGCCTGTGTCCAGTGTAATCATCGTCTCCCCATCCACCGTTCTAACAACATCGGTAATGTTACCAATCACACGTTTGTTACTGTCACAAAGTTTGTTTGCCATAAAATATCACCTCACGTCAAAATTTCTTGCTGCTTCTTCCTGCGCATCGCTCCAGGGAAGATCCGGTGCTGTCCAGGGAGCAACACCATCATCGCCAACGAACCAGTTGAAGTCGCCGTACTTGGAGATTTCCTCAACTGCCTCATCGACTTCCCGGTTGAAATATCTTTTGTCGATATCCTCCTGCATCTGAAGCTGATAGACCGCCTCGCTTTCCAGCCAGCGGTAGTCTTTCGCTCCGGTCACAGAAGCGTACTTCCGTTCGCCGGTATCCGTCAGGCCCGCTTCCCGCAGCAGCAGAGCGCCGCCCTTTCCCGGCATGATCGGGCAGAACTGTCCCACGCGTCCCACAAAAATATAATTGTGTTCGCCTTCGGGCAGGTCCTCGTTCTTGTCGAGATAGATAGCGCCCTTGGAAACGGTCTTTGTCTCACAGAGGTCAGTGAACTCGATCTTCTCCTTGGAGAACAGGGTCTTGAACACATACGGCACCTGGAACTGCGTGCCCGTAGCCGTCCATTCGCCGCCTTCGTCCTTGCAGTCGCCCGGGGTATAGCCGTAAAGCGCCTCACAGCGGTCCGCAGTCATGTACTTTGCAATATAAACGGCATTGTTTACCAGGCACATCCGCTCGTAGGTCGCCTCATGCTCGAACGTGTAGCCGTACTTCTTCGCAAAATCCATGCAGTACGCAATGATTTCCGGGGTCGCATCGGGGATCTTGATCGAATCCGTTTTGATATGCGCGACCTTAAAGCCGCGCTGCTGCACTTCATCCTGCAAAGTGCGCATAAATAAAGCCCCTCGAAGCGCCACAATGTTGTTGACGTTCTTGGGGTTGCGGAACGGGTTGTCGAAGCTTGCACTGGTCAACCCGTAAACTGAATTGATGGCGATCTTCAACGCCTGCGCCAGAGCCTTTGCCTGCTGCGGATCATCGAGGTACTTTGCCAGTTTGCCGCCAAAGAGTCCCTTTGCCTTCTCGTACTCGCCGTGCTTGACGTAGATTCGTACATCCATCAGGTCGTTGAAATGCTTGGTGTACTCACCAAAGTAGTTCATGGCAACAGCCGAATGCGGATGCAGCGACGCAACGTCCAGCAGAGCTACGTTCGTGTACATTCCGGGCTCAGCGTAGACATAACCACCCATGCCCAGGTCCGTGCCCCGGAACATGTTGTGGTACTTGCCGTCCTCGCCCTTGGCCCACTCGTAACCGGGAAAGGCATTGATGATGTTGCAGTCGGTCAAAATATCAGGCTCGACTTCCACGATCGCATCGGATTTTCCCGTGGCAAGGTCGGTGTAGACCAGCCGGGGGTGCTTTTCCTTGCCGAAAATAATGCGTGTTGTCAGCGAGTTTGTCGTATCGTTCACCGTCATGCCGGCAAGGTCTGCTAGGATCTCTCGCGCCACAAAGTCTGCCTGACGCTTTTTCGAGTAGAACAAGGTCTCGGTCGCGATCACGTCGTTGTCGCAATACTCGGCCACCTTGTCCCACAGGCTTTTCGGCACCGGCTGATCCCAAGGAAGTCCCAGCTCCTGATGGTGGATGCCCAGCTCGATCTCGAACTTCTTCAGGCTCTGCTTTTTCGACGAGAAGTCGAAAATATCCGTGTAGGACAAGTTGTACGCCTCACCAAAGAAGCCCGTGTGCTCGTTGATGATCCGGTTGGACAGCGCATAGATCTGCTCCACCGACATCCCGATCATGCGGGCCCAGAGGATATGGTTGTCGTACTTGCGGTTGTTGAAGCCGACCAGCCGATACTTTGTCAGGCTCTCGATCTCCTCCGGCGTAGGATTCACCATGCGGTGCACAGGCTCCTGCTTGGCGAACTTCCAGTTCACGAGCAGCAGATTCGGAAACACCTCCACGTCGAAAAATATCAATGGCGTTTCCTCCCCCGCAGGGGCCTCCCGCTGAATATCATCCTTCGATTTGAAGTGCATCTTTGCCACGATCTTCAGGCAGGTATCCGCCTGGTTCGTGCTGCTGGCGGCGAAGCCCAGGATTGCATTCCGCATGTCGTCCACGTTGTAAACGACATTGCCCTCGTAGGCTTCGTCCATGATGTGCGCAATAAAGTCAATGCTGGGCTTCGTATAGGGGCTGATCTCTTTGGCAAGGGCTTTCTTGATGAGGATACGCAGGTGCCGCTCATCCTGGATCTGCTTTGTATCAACCATTTTCGTTTCTCCCTTCAGTGGCAGGCCGCTGCTGATGGTCGCAACCGGAATATCATTGCATTTCGACAGTTTTCTCCGCAGAGAGGACTTGCCCGTGAACACCTTGACCTCGATGTTCTCGTCGTAGATCCTGCTCAGCTTCGTTGCATCGCCGGTGTAAATATAATGCAGGTGGATGCCCGCACCAGATTTGCTCAGCTCCGCATAGGTCCGGGGCCATTTGGAGGCAGCTTCCAGGTTGCGCTCAAAGCTCTTTTTTCCATCCGGCCCGGGAATATCAAAGTCGATGACAATGTGATTCTCCGAAACTTTCACGTAGTGCAGTCTCGAAGTATCCAGTTCGGCCAATTTTGACTTGACATTCTCCCATTTTCGCATCGGAATGCCATCGTCTGTCGCATACTGTGCAGGGCAGTCCTTGCAAATATCATTGAAGAGAGAATGCTGCTCCTTGAACTCGATCCATGACGTTTCCGGCTCGGCAGTGGGTTCTTCTGCCTTCACAGGTTCGTCAAGGAACTCTTTGAATTTCTCCGCTTTGAAGCCGCTGTAGTAGCTCCGCACCCGCTCGCCGTTCACGGTCTCCGCGCGTTCCTTGTACTCCTCGAAGTAGTTCATCAGCTCTTCCCGGAACGCACGGCGCGAGTATGGGTACGCTACCTTTGCCTCGTCATTGTAGGTGTTGTACATCGCCCAGGCCCGCTTCAGGGATACACCGTCCTCCTTCTTGAAAATATAAAAGGAATCCAGCATGAAGTTGTAAAAGTCGTTCGATGCACCCAGCATACGGGTCGGAATATAATCATCATAGAGATGCTTGTTCTGCTCGTATACCTCCTTGCAGTGCCATGCGATGCCACCCAGCTCAAAGTCCACCTTCGCTACAAGGTCACGGTACTTTTTTGCAGGGATCTTTTCGCCGGTAGGTTCCACATCGATCAGTCGTCGGATCAGGCCCGATTTTGCATCCGTGATCTTAACGGGCTTGTTGGTGCCCAGAAACATGAAGCACTTGAACTGGCTGGAATACTGGCTGCGGAACTTCTCGTTCACCAGCATGGTCTCGTGTGATACCAGCGAGTTCAGCCGGGTGTTGTCCTCGATGCGGGAAAGGTCACCATCGTGCTGGATCGCGATCAGCGGGTTCGATTTGAACGCCTCCAGCGCAAACGCATTGGATGATGACCCCAGCACCTTGGAGTCGAACACCGACCAGTACCCGTCGAAAAGTTTCTGGACGATGTTCAGCACGGTCGATTTACCGCTTCCGGGTGGACCATAGAGCACGAGGAACTTCTGGATCTTGCGGGAATCGCCGTTCACGATCGCGCCAACCGCCCATTCGATCTTCTTTCGCTCCTCGGGAGAATATAAGGTAGTCATCAGCTCGTCGTAGGCGCTGATGTTCCCCTCCTCCAGAAGATACGGCAGCCGCTTCGACGCATAGCTTTCCTTCTTGACCGGGGTGTTCGCAAATATCAATGTATCGTCAAGGGTGTGGTAGTTGTCCCGCATCTGACGCTGACAGTATTTGTGCCAGTTGTCGATCATCCCGCTCTCCGCGTCCCACATATGCAGAACACGGTAGCTGTCATTGAAGACCTGCTTGTGTTCCTCCGCGTAAATATCCAGCGCGCGGTCGATCATCTGGAGCGCGTCCTGCTCGTCCGTGCTCCAAAGGCCCCGCTCTTCCATCCAGACCGCGTAAAAATCAGAACCCCGGATCATCAGGTCTTTCGACTTCTTGATGATGAATTTGGGATAAATTTCGATTACCCCGCGTTTTCCCGTTCGCGTTGCAATCATCAGGAAATCAATCATTTGTAACTGACTTCCTCCTTTCTCCGAGGTTTTTATACGTCTTTCTCTTGCTGGAGGGTCATCTGGGCCAGCGTTGCCTCTGCCTCGCGGGCACGCTCATCGGCTTCTTTGCGCTGCTTTTCCGCCTCGTTCACCATCTTGCAGGAAACAAAGCCGAACCACAGCAGGCCAGCGATGAGAATGTTCTTCCGGATGCACTTGCCCTTCATGCGGCGGATTGTGTGGTTGGCCACCTCCAGTGCAGCCTTGCTGTTGCTCAGGTCGATCAAAATATCAGTCAGTTCCATTGTCAATTTTCCTCCAGTAATTCGGGTCAGCCAGAATCAGCCGACCAATGTTCTTCTCGTCTCGACACGCCGTGATTCGCAGCATCACATGGGAATCGTCGAGTATCTTCTCAACAAATCCTTCCATAGGGATGCAGATTTTCGATTCATATGTCATCAAAACTCATTCTCATTCAACCAGCTCATCAACTGGTACCAAATATCAATGGTACGCATGTCGATGGATGTACGGGTAATCGTAAAGAGACCGCCAGCCCCGTTCGGCTGATAGTCCCGATCCATAAACCGAGCCAGGATCGGCTCCGCGCGTTCTTCGCTGAAGCGGGTATCGTCCATGGCAGCCAGACCCAGGCTGACGACCATGCTCCAGAACCACTGCCCCACACGGTTGCCCATGCTGCGGTCTTCCATGATGTGCTCCTCGATGCGGATCGCCAGCGCCACCATCATCTCCAGCATAGAGCAGGGTACACCCTGAAATACCGCATCGATCTTTCCGTATGGAATATTATTCTCCGATGCAAAGCGGTACCGCAGATTGATGCCGTCCGTTGCCCGGCAGACATCCATTTCGCACGCCGGAATATAATCCCGGTTAAAAAGATACATCAGTAAGCGATGAAAGCTGAGGTTCCGGGGTTCCCATTCGCCGCAGACGATCTTGTAGAGCCAGTCATAATACTGCTCCGTCTCCCTCATAAAGTTCATTCATCCTCCTCATCGTCGTGGTTGCCGGGCCAGTTTTCCCGAACCCGGAGAATCTCGTAATCCTTGTGGTAGTTGTGGTTGCGGACATGAACAGTGCTCGTTGCGAACTCCCCAATGCGGTCCAGCGCCTCGTTGCCGATGATCTTCGGAATATCATCTTCGTCCACGGGCTGATCCTCCGTATCGAACACCAGCTTTCCGTCCGCGTAGTAGGTCAGAAAGGAAGTCTCGTAGTCGTCCAGCTCACCAAACTGATCCGGCTCAATGACTTCGATGGCCTCATGTGCCACCACATCTTCCGGGTCAGATTCGGTACGGTACTTCCCGGCCAGCTGTTCAAAGCTCTTCTGGGTCGCCCTTTCTTCGATGGTCTTGTCCATATCGGCTTCCTTCTGCCGCAGATTCTCACGCTCGGCCTCGTACTGTTTGCCGTAATAGGTCTCGTATTTCTTCTCGAAAACGGTGTGCATCACAAGGGCACCTGCCCCAAAGCCTGCTGCAAAGAGCAGAATATCACGCACGGTCTTGTTCATTGTCGATGTCTCCTTTGATCGTCATCATGGTAAACGCCAGTCCGCCAAAGAAAAGGGAGACACTCATCAGAATGCCTCCCACCATGTGGCGCTTGCGTTTGGTATCGGTCAGATAGTCCAGAAACAGGAAAGTGCTTTCCAAAGTTTCCATCGTTCCACCTCACTCAGAAAGAACCGCCAGACCAGAGACGAAGCAGACTCCGGCCATGGCAGCAAACAGGTAAGACAGTCTCTTAACGATTCTGGTCATAGCGTATTCCTCCAAAATATCAGTCTCAGATCTTGTCGATGATGGGCCCGTCGCAGTTGAATCGCAGCATCACCGAGCGCTCCCCGCCGTTGATAAAGCTGTTCAGTGCCTCGTCGCCCTCCACGTAGTTCGTTACACCGAAATCCACGTGGTTCTGCCGGGTCTCATCGTTCGGGTCATAGATCCAGCCCACGATCTGCCCTTCCGGGGTCTTCATGGTCACACCGCCGTGCGTGCCGATGCTGCTCAGAACGTCGTTCAGGAACAGGTGCCCCTGGGTGCGCAGACGCTTGTTTGCCGCCTGCTCCATCAGGAACAGGTAGTTGCGGTTCAGCTGGTTGTCAGCCTGCCAGGTGTCCACGGTCTCGTCAAAGATGCAGGTATAAGGGCTGGTGTGCTGCATGGCGATGTCCTTGTATTCCTTGATGGTCTCCTCCACGCCCTGCTCGTTGGTGCTCTTGCTCTCGATCTCCACAGCCTTGATGTTGTGCTCCAGCTCCTCCTGTACACGGCTGCCAAAGCGGTCGGATACACGGCTCTTGTATTCCTCGAATGCCTTGTCCAGAGCAATATAAGCCGCGGTCAGGCTCGCATTGCGCTTGGACATGATATGGTGGGAACCGAACATGCAGCCCAGAGATACCGCACCCAGGGTGACCGCAGGTGCATACACCTTTGCCAGCTTCAGGCCGGTCTTGACGTAGGTGGTCGTAATATCGCTCTTGTAATCATTCTCGGTGTAGGTCTCGCCCTCGATCAGCTGGATCTCACCGCTCTCGATCTGCTGCTTGGTCGTGTGGATGCTCTCGACCTGAGCATTGTGCTCGGTCAGAATATCCTGTGCCTTGATGGTCGCCTTGCAAGCCAGCACAGTAGCGGTCACACCACCAATGGCAGCGCCAACGATCATAATGGTGGGGCTTGCCTTCTTCAGCTTGTAGCCGCACTTGGATGCAGTACGGGTCATCTTTTCCATGATTTCGGTTTTGTCGATCTTTTTCAGGAACTTCATAAATATCAATCCTTTCTTATTGTTCAGCGCAGTGGTACAGGGCGAGGCAGCATCAGGCGATATCCGCCCGGGATGCCCTTGATGAACGCCCCGTCAAGGTTGTACCAGCCGTAGTTGTAATCCGTGCTCTCGTTAGAAACGCCCATCAGATCCCACAGGTCACCCACGGAAACCTGACCGTACTGGCGAATCGCATCATACATCTGGGAAAGCGTGTCGTCTGCATCCCCGCGGAACTCAAAGTCAAGGTTCTGCAAGCTGCGTCCTACGGCCCGGTTCGGATTTCCCTGTCGGTTGCCGGAGCCGCCCTGATAGTAGGTGTCGTAGCTGTTCCGCTGGGTGCGGGAGCCGGAGTAGTTGCTCGAAGAGCCGCGGGAACGGTCCTCGCCAAACAGCGCAATGCTGACGGCTGAGTTGAAAATGCTCCACAGACCGTTCTTCAGCATGGGCAGCAGATAGTCCACCACGATGCGGTTCTTCACGGTCTTGAGG